AAAGTTTCGGTTAAACTGATTTCACCATAATTGTGGTTATAATCAAATGCCAAAGTATCTGGCATATATAATGATATTGTTGCGAGAGGCGCAGATTTTCTAGGTCTTAACCCCATAGGGTTGGCATTTTCTGCGACATTGCCTACTCTACCCAAAGCATCTTTTAGTGTATTACTCTGAAATATATTGCCCACAGCTGCGGCCAATGGATATTCATAGTCGAAGGCTGTAAATTGTACCGCATGGCCATAAGTTGGATTTGTGGCCAAATCCAAAGGATACATTAGATTCTGTGTGTTTAATTTTCCAGAAAATAGTTCATATAGTAAGTTAAGTGGTGGTCTAATACCATCTATACTTAGTGGTAATATATCGATTGTTGCCATTAGGTTACCTAAAAATTTTGATATATAGTATTTATGGCGTATAAAGGCAGATTTTCACCAAGGAATCCACAAAAGTATAATGGAGATCNNAAATACCTATTATGAGTTTCTTGTTGTAAGTATTTAGATGTCATATAAGGGAAAATATAAACCATCATACCCACAAAAGTATAATGGAGATCCCTCAAATATAATTTATCGTTCATCTTGGGAATGTAAGGTGATGGACATGTTCGATAAAAGACCAGACATACTGTCTTGGTCATCAGAAGAAATGGCCATTCCTTATGTCTCTCCCGTTGACGGTAAGAGGCACCGATATTTTCCAGACTTCATCGTTAAAGTTAGAACGAAAGATGGCACCATAAAGACCCTGATGGTCGAGGTTAAACCTGAGAAACAGTCGAGGCCACCGGAAAAGAAGAAACGTGTCACCAAACAGTATATACAAGAAGTTGTAACCTGGGGTGTCAATCAATCCAAATGGAAAGCAGCAATAGAATATTGCAAGGATAGAAAGTGGACATTTGTGGTTATGTGTTCTACAAATGGTGTAGAATTTAAATACTTGACCGAAAACGAATTATTGCTCAACTAAATACTGATATGACTTCAAAACTCACACAAATTACAGAACAAAAATCTGCGGCTGAACTACAAACGTTGAGTCGGGAATCAGTTCGCTGGTTGAATACCAGAATGGGACAACTGCGAAATCCTGGTGCAATACGCCGCGATATTGCCGCAGAGAAAGATAGGTACAGAAACAAATATTTATTGGGAACGAACACGAAGTTCCTGTTGGGTGGATTATACTTTTTTTATTATAATCCTAAGACAAAGGATGATTTACCTTATTATGATATGTTCCCTCTTGTCATGCCTATAGAAAAATATGGAGATGGTTTTCTTGGATTAAATTTTCATTATCTGCCACCAAAATGGAGGATAACCTTCATGAATAAGTTGGCCGGCCGAGCCATATATGATGAAAATGATGAAATAAGGAGAGTCAAGATAACCTATGACATACTTCAGGCCACAAGAAGGTACAAGGAATTTAGACCTTGTGTGAAAAGGTATTTACATAGTCATATTAGATCTAGAATTTTGGCAGTTATGCCAGAGGAATGGGATGTGGCTACAATGTTACCTGTACAAGCATTTAGAAAGGCACCAGTATCAACTGTGTGGCAAGACTCATTAGAAGAAATAAGGAACCATTAAGATGAGATCCAACGTCAGAGACTTTGTATCAAGTTTCAAAGCAGATTTGTCTAGACCTTCGCGTTTTGATGTACAAATACCTGTTCCCATTGCATTAGCTCCTTTTTACAAAGATACTGCACAACAACTGAGTTTGAGGTGTGAAGTTACTGAATTGCCAGGAAGAACTTTTGCAACCACCGAAAGAAAAATAGGTTCTGCACCTTTACAGAAATTCCCATATCAAACCACATATAATGATGTGCAAATGACATTTATTGTTGGTGGTGATATGAAAGAGAGATTGTTTTTTGATCAATGGATGGAATATATCAATCCGTCTTCAACATATAACTTTAAATATAAGAATAATTACTCCACTGATATTGCAATAACACAATATGATATGCAGAATAAAGTCACATATAAGTGTGTTCTTATTGATGCATATCCATTGGTGGTCAATCAATTAGACTTGGATTGGACGGCAGATAATTATCACCGATTAACGGTGGTGTTCGCATACACAAATTGGCAAGAAGGAACTGTTAGTTCTATTGCAAATAACTTGGGAGTTCAAGGACTATCAGGAATCTTTGGACTATAATTGATTTGGAGGTTTTAAACTATGGCTTTGCCTAAAATTGACACACCTGTTTATGATATAACATTACCATTATCTGGAAAAAATATAAAATTTAGACCTTTTTTGGTCAAAGAGCAGAAAAACTTAATGATGGCATTAGAAGCGGATGATTCTGATACCATAGAAAAAAATATTAGGCAAGTTCTAATTAACTGCACTATTGATGAAGATGTGAATTTTGATGAATTGCCTGTTGTTGATATTGAATATTATTTTTTAAATCTGAGAGCTAGATCTATTGGTGAAGTTGTAGATTTAAAATATAGATGTAATAATGAAGTTGATGATAAAGAGTGTGGTAATATCATGGAAACAAACATGAACATACTCGATATTAAGACCGATAGAACAGCAGAGGACAGTGTAATTCCCTTGACTGATGAGATATTCATCAAATTAAATTATCCAAAGTTTGGATCAATCAGACATTTTTCTGATGTGAAAGACTTGACTGAATTGGCCATTGGTATGATTGCAGATAGCATCGAATATATTTTTGATGGAGATCAATACTATTATGCAAATGAAACTTCAAAAAAAGAACTTATTTCTTTTATTGAATCATTGAACCATTCTCAATTTAGTAAGATTGAAGAATTTTTTGATAATCTTCCAAAATTGAATAAAGCACTCAATATAAAATGCAGTAAATGTGGATTTGATCATGTAATATACGTGGAGGGCCTTGAGGATTTTTTCGTGTAACTTTTCGTCATGATAATTTGAGAAACTACTATACTACGAATTTTTCTTTAATGCAACACCACAAATATAGTTTGACAGAATTGGAAAACATGTTGCCATGGGAAAGAGAAATCTATATTACATTATTAATTAGACATGTGGAAGAAGAGAATGAAAAGATAAAACAGAAAAATAACTCAAAACGATAAATGGCCAATAAATTATCATATTCTGGTGCCAGAGAAATAAGACAGTCTGGTATATCCAATCAAATTACAGAGAGATTGCTTTCGGGAGAAAGCGTCTCTTCTTCTTTTTCCCAATCGATTTCTGAATCGACTCTGGCCAATTTGGTGGGCATAAAAGAGAAGTTTGACCCTTTGAATATTGCAAAGGTGCTCACTGGAGGTTCTGCATTAGCACCAGCCTTATTGGGTAGAATGTTGGGTAGAAGTTCCGAAGATATAGGACATTTCTCCGGAACAGGCAAAGCAAAACAGAAAAAAGATCCTCTATTTTTAAGTGTTGTCAAAAGAACTCCGGAAAATATTAGAGTCAATGATACATTCGCTGATGCTCTAGGTAAATTATATACACTATTTAAAACAATAGATGAACATGATAAACTCGCAGCTCAAATAAGAAAAGATTTTCAACAAGAACGAGTTGAAGAGGAACAAAGAAGAAATGAGGAGGTTTTGCGACAAATTAAAAAAGTCGCAATGAAAGCTAAAAGAATTAATGATAAAGCCAAAAAAGAGACAGAAGAAAAGTCAAAAAGAGAACCAGAAAAGGAAGATAGATCTTTTTTTGGTACCGTTACTGAGACTGCTTCCAGAATTCCTGGTGCAGTAAAAGGTGTCATAGGTGCTGTAGGTGCAGGTATAGCTGGATATGGCCTACACAAACTTTTAAAAAAAGGTGAAGCAGAAACATATAACACCATTCTTGGTGGAAAAGAAATACCTTTAGATCAAATGACAATTGATGAGGTATTAAAATATCAGAGTACAATGAAGGGTGGTACTGCTGTCGGAAAGTATCAGATGATCAAAGGTACCTTAAAATCGGCTAAGGAGGCATTGAATTTAACTGGTAATGAAAAGTTTGACCAACAGACACAAGATATGATATACAACAAATATCTCGTTGGATCAAAACGACCCTTCCTGCGTGACTATATTAGTGGTAAAAGTGACAACATAAATTCTGCAGCTTTAGAAATGGCAAAAGAATTTGCTTCATTTCCTGTTGTCGAAAGGACTTTTAGACCTGCAAGTAAAGAATGGCCTTCAGCCTGGATAGAACCAGGTGAATCTTATTACAAAGGTGTGGGAAGAAATCCAACCAAAGCAAGTATATCTGTGAATGAAGTTCTTTCTGGATTGCAAGAAGAGAGGCAGATTAGAACTGGACAAAGAAATAATGAAGATACGGTTAGTAATCAGAAAGTGACTGCGCCACAGAAAGTGACTGCGCCACAGAAAGTGACTGCGCCACAGAGAGTGACGCAAACACCAACGACAGTATCAACAAAAATTGATAATATGGAACCATCCACAATTACACCAAAAAACACAAATAAAGTGTCTGTACAAGTTCCGAAAAAAGAAGTTGGAACATACATGTCTAATATTTCAACAGAAAACAAAGAAGTGAAAGAACAGTTGAGACAGGTTGTTTCATTGTTTAATGTTGGAAATAATGTTAATTTTACATATAGGCCCGGTGAACAAGTGGTTTACTTTTTAGATAATGATGAATCAGACACACCATCAATATTGAGAAAATAAGAGATTTCAGATGAAGTATTCCGAAGCAAGAGATATTAGCAACAGAACGCTTTCCGATTTAATTGTCGAAAAACTATTATCCAATGAAAGTATTGGCAGGTCAATCGGATCATCTATCACTCAAAAGATTTCTGCTAAGAGAACCAGGATAAAAGAAAAATTTGATCCTCTGAATGTTGTTAAGTTCCTGTCTGGTGGATCTTCTCTTCCTTCCGTATTGTTGGGTCGAATGATGGGTCGTTCCATGGACGATATACAACATTTTGCTGGTAACAATAAGAAAAGACGCACTAAAGATCCACTATATTCAAATATAAATTCTAGTAGTGTTGTTCCTCTGAAAAGAGATGATGGAGTTACAGATATTGTAACAAAGATGTATGTTCTTTTGAAAAAATCTCATGAAAGAAAAAAGAAAGAAGAACTGGCTCTGTTAAAACAAGAGAGAAAGATAAGAAAACAATCTGATGAGAATCTCAAGGCGATGATCAATGGATTGTTACCTAAAGATGGGGGTAAAGGTGCAGGAGAACAAGGTGCTGATCCTTTCAAGTTTATAACTGATATGTTGAAGAATGCGGGCAATCTATTGCTAGCAACAGGTGGCGGCGTTTTGGCTGCCGGTGCCGGTGCTTGGGCAGCAAGAAAAGCTTTAATGAAAAAACCAAAAAAACCGTCAAAACCACCAAAACCGTCAAAACCGTCAAAACCGTCAAAACCAACCGGGGTGGATGAACCTGATAAACCTAAGGTAGAAGAGAAAGAAAAACCTAAAGAGAAACCCAAGAAGACTGAAAAAGGTACAGGTAAAGCATCTAGACAGAAAAAGGTTCCAACCAGGGGAAGTGATAGATTCAAAAAAACTCAGGCCGAGCCAGTAGAATCGACAATAAAAGACGCTGAACCACCACCTACCGCAGAAAAAGTTGAAAGTAAGTCTCCTAAAGTCTCAAAGGCCATACTGAGTTCACTTAAAATATTCCGTGCGGTGGGTGTTGTGGGAACTGTTGCTTCTTTGGTCGAATTAAATGATCTTTATGAGAAACATAAAAAAGGAGATATTACAGACCATGAGGCAAGAAATGAATTAATTAAGATAATGGCCAGTGGGCTGGGAGGAACTGGTGGTGCGGCATTGGGTGCGGCCTTGGGTTCTTTAGTTGCTCCTCTGGCGGGAACTATTGTTGGTGGTCTTGCCGGCGGAGTAGGCGGGACTTTCTATGCTGAACAAGTGGCAAAAAAAGCAGTTGATTATCTAGGTGATAATGACATTCCAACTTCGATTGCAGAAATACAGAATATGTCCAAACAGTATGTGAAAGAACATGGTGGAGATCAGTGGGGCACCGACGAGACAATCGGACAATGGTTTGAAAGAAATACTATAGGTAGATCCAAACAGTATGTGAAAGAACATGGTGGAGATCAGTGGGGCACCGACGAGACAATCGGACAATGGTTTGAAAGAAATACTATAGGTAGATCCAGAGAATATGTGAAAGAACATGGTGGAGATCAGTGGGGAACGGACCAAACCAAATCCGAATGGTTCTCTGGATTGTTAACTGAATTAAAAAATTATATTGATAGATCGGTAGCTGAACAATTGTCAACTTCTCCGAATTATACCTCTAGATATAATGATGCTATGTCTCAAAATGAAAGATTGTCTATAGATTCTATTGTAAATCAACCTATTGTTAATACAAGTAACAACTTCAATACAAGTGTTTTAGGCAAACAATCATATCAGATTAATGGTGAACAAAAAGTTCGAAACGATCAATTATCAAATTATAGATAAAAGAAACCCCGCCGAAGCGGGGTTTTTTATTATGGATTAATCTTCCTCTGCAAGTCGAGAGAAGTATTCCATGTCATCGTCATCATCGATGGTTGATGTGTCACTCCAAGGTGCATCCTCAGCGACTGGAGCAGTCTTAGGTGCAGATTCCTTGATCTGTTCAACAGTGGTCTTAGGACGAGGTGCATCACCCGCCAGACCAAGAACACGATCAAGACGCTTCTTCAGGTCATCATAGGACTTGAATTCCTTATCGGAAACAAGTTCCTGCAATGAGTGTTCAGACTTCCAAATCTTCTCAAGGGTATCATCGTCCAGATTGCCTAGGGTTGAAGAAGATTCGAATTCTGAAGAATCATAGTTTTGATAACCTGCAACCTTACGAATCTTCAACTTGAAGTTTGCACCAGACCAAAGGTCAAAAGGATTGATAGGTGTTTCATCTTCAAATGCAGGGTTCATTGCTTCAGTAATCTTATCAAAGATTTT